GCACTGCCAGCTGAATAACACATCCCCGTCAATACGGCCCTCGCTGTACGCTTACGGTTGATGCTGGTACTGTGTATTTCATCCTTCATTATGTGTCCTTGTTTTTTATTATTTTGCATTTCAGAAAATAACACGATGCATGTAACCCAGAAAACCGATATGTGCACGCGTAGTCACTTTCTGGCAGATTTCGGTCTCTGAAACAAAATACGAGGTGGCATGAAGCGGATTGTGGCGGACAGGGAAAGTGATTTGATTCCGGGGAAGGCGCTGTGCAGCAGTCTTATCCGGCAGTTTAAAGGGGGGGACGGAAACCAATGAGGCACTGGAGCAGATTCAGTGCAGAGGTGACCTGCTTTATCAAACTTAATTGTGACAAAATGGCGATTGAGAAGGTACAATTGACTTATTCGGATTCGGTCGTGGCGAGGTGGTGACCCTGCATTCTGCTAACCGGGTTATGAGTCAGGAGTCAGCGATAGACAAAGGGACTTATCTGACCGGGCCCCTGGAAAAATGGCGGGAGAGAATGATACCTTCCTGCTGACGAGACCGGACTTTGAGATGACGAGCGATAGTGCGGCAGTGATGTACAGCCTGATCGGTAGCTGCAAAACTTAACGGAATCGAGCCGGAAACGTGGCTACGCCACGTGATCAGTGTAATCAACACCTGGCCTGCCAACCGCATGAAAGAGTTGTTGCCCTGGAACGTCACTCTCTCTGTAAACTAATTTTTACCCCACGTCCTTCACGGTGCGCTTACACTCTGGACAAGTATGTAAATGATAAGTTAAAAATAATCCGTGCATTTCCTGTGACGATATTAGTTGTTGGTAACGAAATCTCATTAGCGGATCGGAAATGCACTTAACCTAATACGTTGCCACTGTTCCGCCAGGAGTTGCAGTGGCAACGTATTCTACCGTCAGTGATAGCGTTTTGTTATTATCAGAACTGATAGTTCAGCGACATCCAGTAATTTCGCTCAGGTATCACATATCCTGTTGTTGATGATCCCGTCTGGAAGTAATCACCGGCATACAGCGTACTCTTACCGGCACTGTACAGGCTCACGTCACTGTAATCCTTGTTGAGCAGGTTATTCACCGCAGCATTCAGCGTCAGGGCATCCGTCATCTTCCACGACAGACCTGCATCCACCACCGTCCAGGCTTTCAGGTATTCTCCTTTCTCATCATACACTTTCTTCTGTACAGCGCTCAGTGACGAATAATTCTGGGTGAAACGTGGTGTTTTCCCGCGATAACGGGCACCCAGCCATGATGCCACCTCTTCGGTGATCTGCCAGTTCAGTTTCGCATTCACCATGTGTTCAGGGGTATAACTCAGCGGCGCACCTTTGTTATCACCATCACGTTGTTCACTTCGGGTCCAGGTGTAATTCAGTGACAGCGTGACATCCTCTGACCACAGCGGCAATGTGCCGGCAAATTCCACACCGTGCAACCGGGCCTTTCCGCTGTTTACATAGCTATTGGTGTTATCATTTATGGAATAAGAGACAATCTTGTTGGAGAAGTCAGTCATAAAACCTGTGACATTGGCATTCAGACCGGCGGGGTTATCGTAATACACCCCAGCCTCATAACTGACGCTCTCTTCCGGCTTCAGGTCGGGGTTACCAAGTAGATTTGTTTTTCCCTGCCCGGACACACCACTAATCCCTTTATGTAGCTGCCCCATTCTGGGTGCCTTATATCCCGTGGTCACACCGCCTTTCAGCGTCCAGGCATCTGCCACATCCCAGACCAGATATGCACGCGGACTGAAGTGTCCCCCGAATTGCTCATGATGTTCATAGCGGCTGCCCGCAGTCAGCGCAAGTGCATCCGTGAGATGCCACTCATCCTCAGCAAATACCGACCAGCTTTTCTGCCGGAAAGTTTCACCTGTGCTGGCAAGGACAACTCCGTCTTTCATGGACGAGCTCTGAAACTCGCCCCCCACCGTAACCAGATGAGATTCTCCCAGAGGGGTAAGCAGTAATGAATTCAGGATAAGGTTCGATTCCTTAAGCTCCCGCGGCTGACCGGCAAGCCCCCATTTGTCGCGCTTCAGTACACTGCGTACAAGCTCACGACCTTTATTTTCTGTCTCGTTCCAGTTCAGATACGATTTCCATGTTCCGAAGGTGAAAGTATGATCATAGCCAGCTGAAATTTTGTTTCGCTCATAGCGCAGGGTCCGGTCATATCCCCCCGTCAGACTCCCCAGTTGCCCATCCCGGTTATCATAACGCTGCCGGGTGGTATCCATATCAAACCAGAGCACATCCTGCTCCGACGCCTTCCAGTCAAGACGTGCACCAAGATTATAATTCTGTGACTCCGTGGGATAAGGAATACGCGTGGCTGCTGTATCGCTCAGTGATGTGACCGATGAACCCTGACGCTGTTGTGTGCTACCGCGTACCTGCAGGCTGACAGAATCATCCACAAGGGGACCACTGCTCCAGAAATTAAACTGGCTGCTGTTACCCCATTTGTTGCTTTCCTGCAGATTCAGCCCTGCATTGACGGAAGAGAGCCATTTGTCTGCATTCTTTCTGGTAATGATATTCACCACACCGCCCATCGCATCAGAGCCATACAGTGTGGACATCGGCCCTCTGATAACCTCAATACGCTCAATGGCGGCCAGAGGGGGCATGAACCCGGTATTCATGGCAGAAAAACCGTTGGGAGTCACGTCACTGCTTCCGCCCTGACGAACACCATCAATCAGTATCAGCGTGTAACTGGCTGGCATTCCTCGGATGCTGATTTCCAGCCCTCCGGTTTTACCCGTACCACTTTCAACATCCACACCCTCTACTGATCTCAGAGCCTCCGCCAGATCGTGGTACTGGCTGGACTGCAATTCCTCCTGGCTAATCACAGAAACACTGGCGGCTGCGTTAGTCAGCTTTTTCTCATAGCCGGATGCCGAGACAATCATCACATCCTCTGCAGCAGCTATGCTGCTGGCTGAAAATCCGAGACAGGGAATGACTACGGAAGCCAGAGTGGTTATTCGCATATTACTAATCTCCGATCATGTTAACCGGCAAGACAATACACAAATACAAACAATAATGAGAATAATTTATATTTGCCTTTTACAAAAAATAAAGATTATTGACAAAACTAAATATAAATAACGACTGCCTCGGCATGCCAGTTAACAGCTATCCGTATGGCGTGTTCGGTTTTGCGAATAAAAAATGGTTACTGTAGAAGCGGATTTCCACCACATGTCAACCATGAATGGTCAGTGGTGCGAGACGACTGGGATGATTTGGTCGATGACTTCTTCCGGCGAATACTGATAGAAACATTGAAATATTGTAAGAGAAAGCGTTCAAAATTCTGTGGCACGTGAAAAATTCTACAGCGTCATCACCTTATTCAGTGACCTTCAAAATAAACGTTTAACAGAGACAATCACCATTTGGATTGTCCGCTGAGGAGGCGAACAATTTCCTAGACAGCTTTATCATGTCAGCCCACATTGTTGGCGCTGACAATACTAAGGACAAACGATGGGGAAGTAGCTTTTTAGCGTTATTTTCGGGAGTAAAAAACGTGGTATCTTTCCGTATGTCAGTTGTATCTTGCTGGTATTCGTAGTCGTGATAAGGCATACAACGATATTTATCTTGACGTTAGTGAAGAATAAGTTGTTTTGTGATCTATGTTAATCTGGGATTACAATCCGGGCTTGATACATCGCATCACGACTTTTATTATCTTCAGAATAGAATATGTTACTCCCCGCTTTACAGACTCAGGATTTGAATTACAAATTATACTTTTAAGTGAACAATAACCAGGGGTATTTCTTATTTCCTGAAACCAGGCTTGGCCCATTTCGGGATGAATTTGAAAAAACTCTTGACGCATACGATAGTGATGAAATAAACGAAACAAATTACGTCAACAAACTCAGGCGTCTTGCCAGACATGCTCCTGACATCATTGATATTCACGCTCATCTGGCATATGCATTTGCGCTCTTTATGCTGCAATTCTGGCGAATGTTCATTTACAGCGTCATCAGGATGCCGTTATACTCATTGATAAAATACTAACATATAACCCTGAGAATAATCAGGGGACACGCTGGTTACTGGGGGCGGAATTGTTACGTGCTGGCAAGCATGGCAGGGCTCTGTACGTATTGACAGGACATGTCAATGAATTTTCCCCCTACTGGTACGAGCTTGCTCTTTTACATTTTATGAATGAGGCATATATTAATGCTGCTGCGCCATATGGGCTGGACTGAAGCCGCAGACCTGATTGTTAAAGGTATGGAAGGCGCAATCAACGCGAAGACCGTAACCTATGACTTCGAACGTCTGATGGAAGGCGCTAAGCTGCTGAAATGTTCAGAGTTTGGTGACGCGATCATCGAAAATATGTAATTACCACATGTGTTAAATATTATAACGGGCGTATAACACGCCCGTTGTTTTTTGTTAGCCTGCTAACGGTTATCAAAATTTTATCAAAATAAGTTATCAAAACCCCCTGGTAGTTCGGGGTAGGTTGGTCGGTCAGATGGTAGTTCTATTGCCAGCTTCCGCTCCTCGCTCAAAATTGCCTTACGGCGTTGTAGTTGGCTGCTTTGTGCTGTGAGCGGAGATTGCTGACATCACAATGTGTTAATCAACCGGGAACCGGTCCGTCAGTTGGTGATGGGAGTGAGTTGTCAAAAGTTGTTGCCCGCCAGCGGGGATTCTTGACTGTACGCACTCTAAGTTACAGTTGCTTCAGTCTATTTTTAGCAACTAAATGAGAATCTAAAACCATACGTCGAGATACAAGCTCGCAGTAAGTGAGTAACAAAGAAACAGGGAATATGTGATAAAGATCAATATTCACAAACATTTTTTACTATAAGTGTCAGAATTATATGGGAAAGTTACACAGCTTTTCGCCTGCTCTCGAAAGATGTAAAGTACAAATATGGCATTTGCTCCCTAAAATGAAAAAAAAGGACTTCAAATGATAAAATGTTTTCTTTCACATAGTTCAAAAGACAAGGACTATGTACGAGTTGTTGCTTCAGGGCTTCGCAAAGAAACTAGAATTTTCGATGAGCAGACTTTTGAAAAAGGCATGTCCCCATCAGAGGAAATATTAAAGGGGCTAGATGATACATCTCTTTTTGTTTTATTTCTTTCTGATTCTGCATTAGAGTCTGATTGGGTTAAAGAGGAAATGCGCTTAGCAAAGAAAAAAGTAGAGGATGGTCATCTGCAACGTATTTATCCAATTATAATAGATGACAAAATAACTTTTACAGATCCAAGGGTCCCATCCTGGATGAAGGAAGGTTTTAATATTCAGCCAATTCGGAAGCCTAACGTTGCAATTAGAAAAATTAATGCTCGACTACGAGAGATTGCATTTAAAACCCATCCTGCATTGAAAGAAAGACAAAAAATATTTGTGGGTAGAAATGAGAAAACGACTAACGTTGAGCAACGTTTTGATGACTTTGATAAATCTCCTCCTGTAGTTTTTATTGCTTCAGGTTTGGATTCAATTGGCCGTAAATCTTTTATGAAGAACGCTCTTATAAAATCTAATGCTATAAGAGAGTCTTATGAATTTCCTATAATACAAATCGAGTCTTCAGATAGTATAGAAGACTTTATCTTAAAAATAAATGATCTTGGCTTATGCGATATTGGTAAAATTCATGATTTAATGACCACTTCAATAAGTGATAAAGTTAATATTGCGGTAAAGCTTATAGAAGGAATTATAGAAGAAAAAGAACGAATCCTAATTGAAGATAAAGGAGCTATAGTTCAACCTGATAGTACAATTGTAAGTTGGTTTGTAAGGATTACAGATCATATTAAACATTATGGTCACTTGACTTTCTGTATAGCATCTAAGTTTAGAGGTAATAAAACATTTTCTTATAGAAATCCAGAGTATTACTTTGAAGAAATTCCTGAATTGAATACTCAAGAAAGACGAGGGCTTTTGAAAAGATATGCAACATATAAAGGTTTAGATTTATGCCCTGAAGATCTGCGTTTTTTCTCAGACCTACTTTCGGGTTATCCAGAGCAAGTTCTTTTTGCCGTGGATAGTATATCGGATACGAACCTTTATTCAGTGAAAAAAGATTCACATTTAATAAGAGAATATGCTGATGATAAGGCAAAAGTAATAGTTGAAAGTTTTTCCCATGATCAGCGTAAGTTAGATTTTTTATATTTCCTTTCAAAATTTGAATTCATTAGCTATGAGTTCCTTTTTTCATTAGTAGATGAAGTGGAGTTTTATCCAATTACGCAAAACTTCATCAATATGTCTGTATGTGATCAATTAGGTGTGAATAATGATTATATCAGGGTAAACCAAGTAATACAGGATTACATATCAAGAAGTAAGTTTGGAACCACCAGTGAATATGATGATGTTTTGAGTAAGCATATTAAGAAGTTCATTGAAGAATATACAGACAACAATAGGGATATTTCGGAATATATTTTCTCCATTCAGGAGGCTATAAAAACCGGTAAAGATATAGATAGTCGAGTGTTAGTTCCTTCATATTTTGTAAAAACAATAAGATCATTATACGAAAAAGGTGGATCTGCGAACTATAAAGAAGCTGTGAGATTAGCTGATCAGATTCTTTCAAATGCTCAATATATGCATTCAAATGTTATAGAACACATATTATTTATGAAATGCCAGTCTCTAGCAAGACTGCATGATCGAGAGTTTTTTAATGCGGTACGAGATGTTCCTGAACCAGAAAGTTCATTCCTGCATGGTTTTTATTTTAGAATAACACGCCAACGTTCTCGGGCAATTGAGAGCTATAAGCGAGTTTTAAGGCAAAGACCTAATGACCACCGTTCAAAAAGTGAACTGGTATTGTTGTATTTACAGAATGATGAGCACGAACTTGCTTTGGGATTGGCGAAGGAAGTTTATGAAAGGCAGAAAAATAATCCAATAAATGCTAATAATTATTTAAACTGCCTTTTTTACAAGGATGATTCACATATTGAACCAGGTTTAGTAGAGGATATACTTGAACGACTAAAATCGAATCAAGCCCAACGCGCACAGGAAATTTATTGCTCCGCCAAAGCTAAGGCACTTGCTAGGTTTGATAATAAAGTTGATGAATCATTTACCCTAATTGAAAATGGGATCATGGACTTTCCTGATATAAAATATCCTGTTTTAACGCTCTGTGACCTAGCTATACAATATAAAAGAATTGATAAATTAGAGTATGCTATTGGAATTCTTGAAAAAACTGATTCACCTAAATCTCAAACATACGGCAGTTTTATAAGGTTTAAAGCTATTTGGTTAACTTTAACTTCGAGATTTGATGAGGCAGTAGGTATATGCAAACGTGAGCTAACAGAACTCACTTCTGCAGAGATCGATCAATTTATTGACAAACTAAAACAGTACTTACCTAAATCATAGTTAATATAGGAAGAGGTTTATACAGATAAGCCTCTTTTCCAATCCTAAATTGCGACATTATCAAAAAAATGAATGTTGTATGCTACATTCTGACTGTAGTGGATAGCTAAATTTGGCCACTTTAACAGATATGTTAATTTCCGCTTGTCGCTCAAAGCGGGCTGTTTGGTTCTTTTTCATGTGTGGTGAGAAAATCAAGGTGGCGTTGAGACGTTTAAAATTTCACAACGCTACTTTGCTCCATCCTTTGCCGCGATCGTCATGATAACGATCGGTTTGTTGTTGCGTTTTATGACCAAGCAGTTTTTGTGTGTCTAACCCCTGTTCTTTGTACAGACGTTCAGATAAAGACCTTTGTTCATGGAATGTTGCGGGTGAGCCATCACCCCAGTCAATTCCTGCTAAATCCCTCGCTTTACTGAAATTCATGGTCAATGTATTGGATTTAACCTGCGCGCCACGTTCAGCTTGTGAAGTAGTACGGAAAAAATGTACAAGGTATGGGCTGACTGCATAGTCACGGCAGCGGGCGACTACATCGCGTAAACTCCAGTTAATCGCGTTGAGACGAAGAGAAAGCGGGATGGCGATTTTGCTCCCGGTTTTTTCCTGGATGACGTGAAGATGATCATCCCAAATATCGCTAAATTTCATACGTGAAATATCACCTAACCGCTGACCAGTAACCAATGCTAGCAGCATGGCATTTCCCATGTAGCGATGACTGGCATCTGCGATATCAAAGATTTTTTGCCATTCTTCAAGACTTAGCCGCTGTCGTGTAATTTTTCTTCTTGGCTGTTTAGTAGCTAATGCCGGGTTATAGCCAGGAGGTACTTCTCCGTAGTGCTGTGCCTCTTTGAAAACATCAATCAGGACGGAGCGAACTACTTGCGCCATTCTCGGCTGTCCGGCGGCGATATACTCGTCAAGCAACTGGGCTATATCCCTGACATCAACGGCTGAAATTAACTTCAGTCCTGCTCGTTCCCTGAGCAAGGATACTGGTTTGGCTTTCTGTTTATAGGTGTTGAGCTTTATATCGCCACTTTTCAGTCTGTCATCCTGGATTGCTTGATAGCGATCTAACCAGGTTGACGTTGTGATTGCTTTTCCTTTGTTGGTTGCGATCCTGTCACTGATAGCCAGAATCTGCCGGGTTCTTTGCTCAGCCAGGCGTGTATTGGCCTCAGTGGCAATGGCAATGGCTTCAGCTTCGTTTGTGCCCAAAGAATGAAACTTCCCGGTCACTGGATGCTTATATCGCCAATAGACTTTATTTACTTTTCTGCTATAGAGCGGATACAAGTTCGGGACTGAAACATTATTTTTACGTGGTCTGGCTGCCATTACTTAAAATCCTTTGTAGAATAATAGAATCACTTTTCTTGATGACAGGGGTAACTAATTCCCCAACTAACTCTGCGTCCTCACGCACTCGCCATAGTCGACCTTGTTTCATTGCCGGTGGACAAAATAAATTCTGCTTAGCATAACGGCGCAATGTGGACACACTTGGAGGATTACTCCTAAATTTTTCCGCAGCCCATTCCTCAAGTGTCAGCATTTGAAGCATTTTTGATAACCTCATTTCTTTTGCTACAAAACTATTTCACTAGTTAATTTCGCTGTCAGGATTGCTTATGTATCTTATGCAGCTCTTTAAAACGCTCCATAAACAGCCCGTAGGCATGGCCAGGAGCTAGAGGAATAACTTTGAACATCTCTGTTGCCGGGATACCTTCCAGTACAGGCCAGAAAGAGCCATCATCTAGCTCGAGATCGCGGCGTTCGGTTGCCAGCATGATGAGATCGGCATATTTCACAGGCGTACTCATAACCTGGGGTAACTCGTATTTCTCACGGATTACGGCGTCTATTTTTTCTTCCATCCGTTTATAGTCAGGAAGAAGGCGTTTCAGTGGAGCGGGGATGTCCTGACAATACGCTTCTGTTGCATCATGCATTAACGCTTCAAAAGCAAATTCCTGCGGTACCAGCTGGCTGCAAAGCACCGCATGTTGGGCGACGCTGTAGAAGTGTGAAAGATGTCCTGCAAAGCGACAGATATTTGAAAGGGAAACCGCGATATCGTTAATAACGATGTCGTCTTTATTTATCCTGTCATAATAAAAATGCTTCCCGGAAAAAGTTTTAATAAATGACATTTTGTTCTCCACGTTATATGCGCTGCACCGCGCTGAATTTTGGTTAAAGAAAACCCTCGCCATCAGGCGATTATTGAGTCAATTACGTTTCCACAAATGCCCCCGCAGGGGCATTTGCAGTAATGAAATCAGGCGGTGAAAGTACCAATAAAGGTTTCTACTTTGCTGTCTTTGAATTTCTCAACAAGCAGATCACGAAATTCGTTAGCCATTTCCTCCTGCACTGCTTCCAACTGAATAATGCGTAGTACCAGTACAGGACGATCGCCAGTGATAATGCTGAGGCGTAATTTAAACGGACGTTCTTTCAGGCCTTCAAACGGAACGCATTTAAATTCAAATGCCACTGGCATAATGTCTTTGGTCTTCGCTTCGACAGACTCCATCAGGGAGCGTTTTCCGCTGAAGTCATTATCTTCAAAATCAGCGGTCTGGTTTGCTTCAATCGTGATTTTACGGACCGCCGCAGCCGCTTTTGTTGCCTGAATGATGTCACCATTAACATCAAAGCCCACAAGGTAGTCGGCCCAGTCTTCAATCCATTCTGCCAGTGATTTCTGGGGGTTACGCTCGCCATTAACAGACAACAGAGCAGAGAACGGTGCTGTCTTTTTCAGTTTGAGAGTGGCGGTGTTATCTGCGTGACCTGGTTCATCAATAGTACCCAGGTTAAGCACACTGACGGCACGCATATTATCAGCATCGATAAAGCAGCGGGTGCCCTCATCTGCAAGATCTTTAGAATAACGGGTAAAGTCATCGATGCTGGCAGTGGAAAGCGCGCCACGGAAACGGAAGCGATTTAAATTAAATTTTTCCAGATCATGAATGCGGAAATTTTCAGGTAACGCCACTGCGTCGGCACCAATCTTACTGATAATTTCATTAACACCCTGAGCAGAAATAAGGGCATGGATTTGATTAATTGCGGTTGCGTCTAAGTTCTGAGACATAATAAGTCCTCACTATACAAAGATATTCAGTGATGAGATAAATAATCAGTTTATTAAGAACGATATTAACGACCTGCTGCGCGGAGTTTTCCGTCAGGTTCACCGGCAAGAGTCAGTAATTGTCCCTGGTCTTCCTGCAGAATAGTCAGGCGACCACCGCGATTGACATACATCGGCGTTTCGGTAGTGTCTTCTTCGGAAATTTTCCCGCGGTTAGTCGGGCGAACATATGAGAGTTTGTGTTTGATTTTCACACGGTTCTCATCAAATGGTTCAATTTCCAGGTTGAGCGAGACCTTACCTTTGGTTTTCGTGTTCATCACACCGGAAGCGACTTCACTGAGAACTGCGCCGATTTTGGTTTCAAATACGCCGCCGTCCAGCTCCCCGATAAATGCCTGTACATCAGTACTGCGTTCGCTAGCCATTTTGCTGCTCCTCATCATATCGACCCTGCAAGGCCTATTAGTTTCTCCACAAAACAGAGAAGAACACTTGTGGTGGCCGCCGCCCGGATGGATTGGGTTATGAGCCCGTCGTCCGGTGATGCTCTTCTCTGTTTTGTAAAAAGGACGGTACCAGCCGGAAGCAAGGGTACAAGCTGGTACCGCCAAGACTACACACAGCATAAAGTTGTGGTGCCGGGTGCCTCCCGGTGCCTGGCGAAGGTTGCACACCAGGCGGGTGGGTATCCACAGAAGGTCGACTGTCAGCCTCAACCTTAACCCGCGTGCGCTGAGCCGCATTCACCACAACGCTAAGGATTCTCTTTGGTTGAAAATACTTAGCTGTTATGTGCCTGTCTTTTCACCACTTCAGGCTCGGTGGTATCCTTTTAAGCCCGTATACATAAAAGGAAAATCAAATGACTTTTGATGAAAAAGAATTTGATAATGCAATTAATAAAATCATCGTAACGTCGCTCTTTTCCTGTCTCAGCGACACTCAGCAGAAACAGTTCTACGAATCGGCTTTCAACATGATCGAGCGTTGTTGTTTCTGCGATGCCGACGAGTTACCTGAAAAAATCAGGAAACAGTTGGCTGATGCTCTTCGAGTGCGACTTTCTGACCAATTTTCTGAAATGTGCTCTCCGAATTTGGACAAATAGAAAAAGGCCATTTCCATTCAGGGTCTGATGGAAATACTTCAGCCTGTTCCAAAGCACGGCGTAAAGAGAACACAACTCCAGCCATAATCTGATGTTTCCCATTGGTCCAGCTATCGCCGCTCTGATCTACAGGGGCGGCTATGTCGTATGACCAAACGACTTCACAGTTATTGTTTAAAATCTGGACTTTCATTTCATACACCTGCTTTAACATGAGTGCCTAGTGGCACAACATGACTCAACGAATCATCCTGGACTTCATATGCCCCAAGCGGCTACTTCGTGGGCGTCCTGCCTGTTCGTTGTCTTAACACCTTTAAGTTGTAATTTAGTTGTGGTTTTGAATGTTGTCAACAACTTTATGTGGTTTGAACGAGTAGCCAAGGAGTGCAAGGATTATCAAAAAAAGGAGGTTGTATGGAAGACGCGCTTTACGCTTTTAATTACACACAGAACCGGGACAAGTTATTTGCTAACTTGATTAGCATCATTGATGGAATCATTGCAGATGGAGTTGTCCGTGAAGAGGAGGTTCTTTACTTAGATACATGGTTACTTGAAGCAAAGCAGATTATCAATAATGGAGTTATAAAAAGTCTATCTGCACGGGTGTCGGATATTCTTGTGGATGGAATAATCACATCAGAAGAACGTGATGACCTTAAAAATAGTCTTCTCCAAATACAGAGGGAAATTCTTGATATCCCTGAAATTGATTTTTACTCCAAGGATGTAGATGTCCATTTACTTAATGGACTATGTAAAGGATTAATTGCTGATCGGAACTTAACTCAAGAAGAAATAAGATATCTTAATTGGTGGCTTGAGCAAAATGGAGCTTTGAAGAACAACTACCCAGGAAAAAAACTTTATGCACTTGTAAAGGAAATTCTTAAAGATGGTGTTATTACTGAAGATGAGAGTTTAACTCTACATAAGGCATTAGTAGACTTCACAGGATGTGACTTGGAAAGTGGGGTGGTGGATGGTTTGGCGACCAGGCTGCCTATTGATGTAGGGGCTTCGATAGAGTTAGAGGGTAAAACCTATTGTCTTACAGGCACTTTTGTTGCAGGAAAGAGAGCCGTAGTTGAAAATTTGATTAAAAATGCTGGTGGGAACATCAGTAGTGGAATTACTCAAAAGTTGGATTTTTTAGTAATTGGGACGCTTTCCTCCCGTGATTGGAAATTCTCTAGTCACGGAAGGAAGATCGAAAAGGCTATATCTTATAGGGATGATAATGGTGCAAAACTTAAAATTATTTCTGAAGAAATGCTTTTCGATGCATTACCAAGTTCGCGATGACCAGAATACCCTACCTATAACATGAATTCTGGCTCGTCTATCTTCAAAGGTGAGTATTTCATCTGGGTACTCATCTTTGTTGAAGCTTCTAAGAATCAAGCCACCGTCAGGTAAGTTGATAAGTATTTTAACCCTTAGCAATACACCATCTCGTACGGCATAAAGATCGCCATCACGAATAGGAACGGTTTGAGAAATATCAACGGCAACAAGATCTCCATTATTGAGAACCGGTAATAAACTGTTCCCCCATATTTGTACGATCTTGGCATTAGATGCACATACGCCAGATTTTCTCAAATCTGCTCTTCTTAACGGAAACCAGTCAATAGCTGATTCAACTATTTCAGCCAGACATCCGTTACCTGCCGATAACTCGACATCTAAAACAGGAATGTTTACGAAAATATCGGGGTCTAATGCGGTGCTTTCTGCTTCTTTTACAACAAGATCAGGTATGGATGCGTTGTCTTCAATACCAAGTTGTAACCACTTTTGTGATACACCTAAAACTTTTGCAATTTCTTTAATTTTGCGCGGTTGTAGAGTTTCGCCATTCTCTATTTTGGCTACAGATTGTTGTGAAAGTCCAATTTTTTCAGCTAGTTGAGCTTGGCTCATGCCAGCTTTCTCTCTACCTATCTTTAATCGTTCTGCCAGTGTTTTCACAACATATCCCTCTCTTTTTTGATGAGGTTACAACTTTATGTTTTAGCTTTCCAACACCTAAAAGTTGTGGTAAAAGTTGTTAATGTTGTATTCTTGCAGCTCGTAACAACTTAACTACCAAAAAAGGAGAAAGCTATGACACCTGAGCAATTAGCCTTATCGGAGGCAATCGCTCTGGCTGGTGGTCAATCAGAATTGGCTCGGAAGCTCACAGCCAGCAGCGGTCATTTAGTAAAGCAACAACATGTCTGGAACTGGTTGAACAGAGAAAAGCGTCCCCCTGCAAAGCTCTCGATATTCATTGAAAAGACCACTGGCATATCAAAAGAAAAATTACGTCCAGATATTTTTCAAAAGATTAAAGATTCATCAGATGAAAAGTAACCACAGTTTTAAGGAGATAGCCGTGGGTAAGCATCACTGGAAAATAGAAAAACAGCCTGAGTGGTACGTGAAAGCTGTCAGAAAAACTATCGCGGCGTTGCCGGGGGGTTACGCTGAAGCCGCTGACTGGCTGGATGTAACAGAGAACGCTTTATTCAACCGCCTTCGTGCAGATGGCGATCAGATTTTCCCGCTGGGATGGGCAATGGTTTTACAGCGTGCTGGTGGCACTCACTTCATTGCTGATGCTGTGGCGCAGTCTGCAAATGGCGTCTTTGTGTCTCTTCCTGACGTCGAGGATGTGGACAACGCCGATATTAACCAGCGTCTGCTGGAAGTCATTGAACAGATCGGCAGTTATTCAAAACAGATTCGTTCAGCAATCGAAGACGGCGTAGTGGAACCGCATGAGAAGACAGCAATTAACGACGAGCTGTATCTCTCAATTTCGAAGCTGCAGGAGCATGCAGCACTTGTCTACAAAATTTTTTGCATTTCAGAAAGTAATGACGCCCGCGAGTGTGCAGCTCCGGGCGTCGTGGCGTCGATTGCTTCTGGTTGTGGAGAAACTAACGCATGAACAGTTTAACAACACACTACCGTCGCTCGCAACTGATTGCGCTTCCTGTACCGGGTGGAAAAGCGAAGGTGGAATATTGCTATGCAGTGAATGTACCAGGTGACAGGGAAATTGTAACCCACAGCTTTGCAGAGTGGGCTGTGGGTGATTTCAACCGGCAGAAGGAGACAGTCCTTTGCGACAAGTTAACCGCTGGTTCAAAGATCACTACGGAGTGCTCGTCAGAGTCATTCGTTGGGAGCCGGAAACACAACGGGTTATCTACCTCCGCGAAGGTTATGAGCATGAATGCTTCAGTCCGCTCGAACAGTTTCGTCGTAAATTCAGGGAAATAGAGGTCGGTCATGAGCACTAAATTAACCGGCTATGTATGGGATGGTTGCGCTGCATCAGGCATGAAGTTATCCAGCGTGGCAATTATGGCCCGCCTGGCTGATTTCAGTAATGACGAAGGTGTGTGCTGGCCATCAATTGAAACCATTGCCCGTCAGATTGGCGCGGGGATGAGTACCGTCAGAACGGCTATCGCACGGCTGGAAGCAGAAGGCTGGTTAACGCGTAAGGCGCGTCGCCAGGGTAACCGCAATGCGTCGAATGTTTATCAGCTTAACGTTGCGAAGCTTCAGGCAGCGGCATTTTCTCAACTGTCAGATTCTGACCCGTCAAAATCTGACGCATCAAAATCTGACCCGTCAAAATTTGATGCGTCGAAATCTGGCAAAAAAGCGGGTTTTCACCCGTCAGAATCTGGCGGGGATCCGTCAGTAAAATCAAAACATGATCCATCAGATAAAAAACCTTCTCGTCCGGACGCTTCGCAACCGGACACGCAGATGGATGAACAGGATTTTTTAACTCGCCATCCTGATGCGGTTGTATTCAGCCCTAAAAAGCGCCAGTGGGGAACGCAGGATGATTTGACCTGCGCACAGTGGCTCTGGAAAAAAATCATCGCCCTGTACGAGCAGGCCGCCGAATGTGACGGCGAGGTGGTTCGTCCCAAAGAACCTAACTGGACAGCCTGGGCAAACGAAATTCGCCTGATGTGTGTGCAGGATGGTCGTACTCACAAACAAATCTGCGAGATGTACAGCCGCGTCAGCCGCGATCCGTTCTGGTGCCGTAACGTGCTCAGCCCGTCGAAGTTGCGGGAAAAATGGGATGAGCTTTCCCTGCGCTTATCGCCGTCCGTCAGCACGCACACAGAAAAACGTGAAGACCCGTACTTCAAAGCCAGTTACGACAACGTGGACTACAGCCAGATCCCGGCAGGATTCAGGGGGTGATTATGAGTCTTTTGAATGAAGTTCAGAAATTCATTGAAGCCCATCCGGGGTGTACTTCCGGAGACATTGCGGATGCTTTTGCAGGTTACTCACGGCAGCGCGTTCTGCAGTCAGCAAGCAAGTTACGTCAGAGTGGGCGTGTGGCTCACCGTTGTGAAGGAGATACACGCAGACATTTCCCGCGCCTGACTGAGAGAGCGCAGGAGCCGGAACCACAACCAGTTCGTGAAACCAGACCTGTGCGCAATTTCTATGTCGGCACTAACGATCCCCGGGTGATTTTGTGCCTGACCCGCCAGGCTGAAGAACTGGAGTCAAGGGGCTTATACCGTCGTGCTGCAACGGTGTGGATGGCGGCATTCCGTGAAAGCCACTCCCAGCCAGAACGAAACAATTTTCTGGCGCGTCGTGAGCAGTGTTTACGGAAAAGCAGCAAGCGCGCTGTATCGAGTGATGAGTGGTATCTGTCAGGGAATTACGTGGGGGCGTAATGACGACGTTAACTCAATGCCAGCAGCAGGTGCTGGATATGCTGATTTCTTATCAGAAAGAACGTGGCTTCCCGCCAACCAATCAGGAGGTGGCAACCATGCTGGGATACCGTTCGGTGAATGCAGCGGTGGAGCATCTTCGCGCACTGGAGAAAAAAGGCGTCATCACGATAAAGCGTGGTGTGGCCCGGGGGATAACGCTTCATACCGCGGTCAAGGACGACGACAGCGAGGCGGTCGGGATTATCCGCGCACTGCTTGCCGGTGAGGAAAACGCCAGGCTGCGTGCAACCCACTGGTTACATAAGAGGGGCATGAAAGTATGAAGCTGATTCTGCCTTTTCCGCCCAGCGTGAACACGTACTGGCGACACCCCAACAAAGGGGCGTTTGCAGGTAAGAGCCTGATAAGCGAGGCGGGGCGAAAATTCCAGAGCGCGGCGTGCGCAGCAATAGTTGAGCAGTTACGTCGTCTGCCGAAACCAACGTCGGCACCTGCTTCAGTGGAGATCGTGTTGTTTCCTCCGGATAACCGGATCCGCGATCTGGACAACTATAACAAGGCGCTGTTTGACGCCATGACCCACGCGGGTGTGTGGGAAGACGACAGTCAGGTGAAAAGAATGCTAGTGGAGTGGGGACCGGTTATCCCGGAAGGGAAGGTCGAAATCACTATCAGTAAGTACGAGAAAACGGCGGGTGCAGCCGCCTGATTAAGAGGAGAAACGAAGTATGAATAATCTGATGGTCATTGATGGTATTGAAGTTCGTCGTGATGCTTATGGGCGTTACAGCCTGAACGATCTGCATCGCGCAGCAGTAGCATCTGGTGCAAATGCCAGAACCAAGGAGCCGGGAAAGTTTCTTTCCAGCCAACAAACTGTTGAGCTTGTTCATGAATTGACCAACACCCAGAATTTGGGTGTTGACCCGGTGAGTGTGATTCATGGGGGAAATGAACGGGGAACGTATGTCTGCAAGGAACTGGTGTATGCCTATGCAATGTGGATCAGCCCGTCATTCCATCTGAAGGTGATCCGTACTTTCGATATGGTAACCAGCGCACCGGAAAAATTATCCGGACAGGCTGCTGACAAGATGCAGGCTGGCGTGATCCTGCTGGACTTTATGCGCCGGGAGTTAAACCTGTCTAACTCTTCAGTGCTTGGTGCCTGTCAGAAACTCCAGGAGGCTGTTGGCTTACCGAATCTGGCACCGCGCTATGCCATTGATGCTCCTGCTGACGCGCCTGATGGCTCAAGCCGCCCCACGCTGTCACTGAGTGCACTGCTGAAGCAGTATGGTATCCGCCTGACAGCTAATCAGGCATATCACCAGATGGTGAAACTGGGGATCGTCGAGCAGCGCGAACGATACAGCCGTACCGCGATTAACAACATCAAAAAATTCTGGTCGCTGACAGCGAAAGGCTGCATGTTCGGCAAGAACATCACCAGTCCCGCAAATCCGCGCGAGACGCAGCCGCATTTCTTCGAATCCCGATTCCCAGAGCTGTTAAAGCTGCTCGATACCGTTCATTGAGGTGACCGTGAGAGCACTACTGACCCCTGAAATTGCCCCGCGTATGGGGATCGTATTGTTCAGGCCAGGTTCAGAGCTGATGCCCTTGTTTATGCAGGGGCGTGTCCTGCTGGAGCCTGAGCCGGAACGTTATTCATCTTTCGCCAGCGGTGCCGTTCCGGCGGCATCACAACCGCTGGCGGATGATCCTGCCGTTCGGGCCGTGTTCCGCAATGAGGCAGTGATCCGTCGTGCTGGTGGCGTGGAATGTCTTGAAAGCTGGTTACTTCGTGAAAAAGGCTGTCAGTGGCCTCATTCCGACTGGCACAGCGAGAACATGACCACAATGCGACACGCTCCGGGCGCAATCCGTCTGTGCTGGCACTGCGATAACCAGCTGCGCGATCAGTTCACGGAACGGCTGGAATCAATGGCAACGGATAACTGTGCCCGCTGGGTGTTGTCTGTTGTGCGTCGGGATCTCGGTTTTGATGATAGTCACGTTGTGACAATGCCGGAACTGTGCTGGTGGCTGATTCGTAATGACCTGGCGGATGCCTTACCGGAAAGTGCAGCCCGTAAGGCACTGAGATTACCGAAGCCTGTTGTGCCGTCTGTCTCCCGGGAAAGTGACCTTGTGCCTTCGGTTCCTGCCACCAGCATCATCCAGGATAAGGCGAAAAAGGTGCTGGCGCTGAAAGTGGATCCGGAGTCGCCGGAGTCTTTTATGTTACGCCCAAAACGTCGCCGCTGGGTTAATGAAAAGTACACGCGCTGGGTTAAGACACAGCCGTGTGCATGTTGTGGAAAGCCCGCTGATGATCCCCACCACCTGATAGGCCACGGTCAGGGTGGAATGGGTACAAAAGCGCATGATCTCTTTGTGTTGCCTTTGTGCAGAAAGCATCACGACGAGCTGCATGCGGATACCGTGGCATTTGAAGAGAAGTATGGCTCCCAGCTGGAGCTGATATTTCGTTTTATCGATCGTGCGCTGACAATTGGCGTGCTGGCCTGATTTTGTGGAGAAGGTTGATGCGTGATATGTATGAAGTATTGGACCGCTGGGGAGCATGGGCTGCAGCAGATAACAGTGGTGTGGACTGGCAGCCTGTTGCTGCAGGGTTTAAAGGTTTACTACCTCATGGAAAGAAAATACGCCAACAATGCGATGATGATGAAGGAATCATGATTGACAGCTGTGTTGCGCGATTGCGGAAATATAAGCCAGAAGAATATGAACTGATCATTGCTCACTTTGTTATCGGTATTTCACTCCGTTCAATAGCAAAGAAACGGAAATGCTCTGACGGGTCAATCAGAAAACAACTTCAAGCAGCAATAGGAGTGATTGAAGGTATTTTGTTGATTATTAAGCCCCTGTAGGGCTTAATAATTCATATGAATTCTGTTTCCGAGATAATATAATCCAAAGAAAGTTGATACTAAGAGTTGCCAAACTAGGAAAGTAAATACAACAGTATAAACCATTAAAACAATACTGTTTTGATAGACATTGATTAATGGTGAAAATATAGCATTAAGTATTATTATAACAATGCTTAATGCTGTTAAAAAAGAGAATAGCATGCAAAGAAATAATCGTCTGGTCAGAACCTCCTCTGAATTTACTACTTTTCCATTTTCTTTTGTTACTTTTATTTCAATAGAGGCATTTCTTTCATTGCTAATCAATGGTAAATCAATCTCAGCTCTATTGAAAGTTGCTATGGCGGCCAGAGCGGCAATATAAAACCCTGGTAGGTTAGAGATAAATGAAACGATTGATTTAATGAAACCATTGTCATCAAATAAATCTTTGACAGGGATTTTTAATAGAATGAAAAGTACTGCTGTGATAGAAGTAAGTAGAATTGGTGCTACCCAATCATATGCAGCTTTGCCGCTAATACCTTTAATAAAAAGATATCCAAACGGCTTGCCTAGATGAGAGAAAACTGAAAGTATTGGCATAATAACCTCACATCAAATCTATCATTTTCACAACAAACTCTAGTTCAATTTTAACATATGAATCCTTCAGGCGCGAATTAAAGTTATCGATAATGCTTTTCTTAATAAATGTTTTTTCTAAATTATTAAGATTGATGTTTGAGGTTTTGAAATCAACCTGCCTTGGTTTATTTGTTTCAGGATCTTGGAATTTAACCTTTAATTTATCATAACCACCATTCATTTTTTTATTGAAATGAGATGCTACATTTTTAATCCATCCAATAACATTGTCACCATGATTTGGAAGTAATTTTAATGTACTTTCAGTCGGAATGTAAGGTGAATTAACATCAGGAGCATTAATTGTTCCGAATTGATCCTTGACTAATATGACATCTGATAATCCTTTTTGGCTTATTTTATTAAAAAGCTCCTTGTCTAACATTCCTGTAAATTCAAATATTGGTTTGTATCGTATTTTTACTTCTTTTTTTGATGTTGCAGAAATAACGTTAGTTGGATGTTTTGCGGTAAATAAGTCTTCATTGTCTTTCGCCACTTCAAAGAGAATTTTGTCTAAAAAACTATTTAACCGGGCCGTAGATACACCTGGGGTAGATGTACAAATCATATCATAGGTTCTTTTATTTCCATTTAATGATATGACAACATAGGTAGAAACTTCATAGCCTTCACCTTGTTCATATTTTGGTTGGATTTCAACGCGTTCATTAGTATTTATATTTTTTACAACGGTAGTACTTCCATTTTTATCAACACTATTAATAAGAAGGACAATATGCGTGGGTGAGTTATCTGGAAGTAAAGGATAAAGTTGTACATCTTGGAGAGTAACTACAATATTCCCAGAATCATATGAATGAACGAGTCCCTTTTGTTTAACAATCAATGGGGCAAGCATGTACATTTCCGGAACAGGACATATACACTGGGCTTTTACCTCTTGTGTTGCCTTGGTTCTAAACTTTGTGTCAATGGTCAGACTATGATGAGTAACGAGTCTTTCGCTAGCATTTAATTTTGCCATGAAATCATCCGATTATGATTTTTCGATTTATTTGTTAATCTTACAAAAACGCTAACGCGTACGCAAAAATTATTGTATCGTGTTAAGAGTGGTTACTTCGCCACACAGCTTAAACCCGCCGTCGAGCGGGTTTTGTCGTTTCTGGGGCTGGGGATTCGTTGGTCCTGGTCTATTTCGCAGTTATCCATTGGTTCGGCTTCTTTGACGTTTCCGCTTCTAATTTGCTGTACATGATGTTCCCTCAATTTGCACCTGCTGTATCAGCGAGGTGAGAGATAACTACAAATGCCTCATAACCCAAATACCTGGCTGGAGTTGTTCCAGAGCTGGTGGCGTGGAGACACACCGCTGGGCGCAGTGATTATGTCGATCGTTATGGCTGGCTTGCGCATTGCCTATTTTGGCGGTGGTGGTGGCTGGAAACGAAAAACGCTCGAGATTTTGCTCTGTGGTGCTCTGACGCTGACTTTTGCATCCGCTCTTGAGTATGTCGGATGGCCTAAATCTCTTTCTGTTGCCATTGGTGGCGGCGTTGGGCTGATCGGGGTCGATGCTATTCGTGGGGCTGCAATGAGAGTAATCGGTAATAAGTTTGGTGGCTCTAAGGAGTAATTTATGCAGGTACTAAATTCCCAGCGTAAAGCTTTCCTGGATATGGTGGCATGGTCAGAGGGAACGGATAACGGGCGACAACCGACACGTAACCACGGTTATGACGTTATTGTCGGTGGAGAACTCTTCACTGATTACTCCGATCACCCTCGCAAACTTGTCAAGCTAAACTCCAAACTCAAATCAACAGCCGCCGGACGTTACCAGCTTCTTTCCCGTTGGTGGGATGCTTACCGTAAACAGCTTGGTTTGAAAGACTTCTCCCCCAAAAGCCAGGACGCAGTGGCATTGCAGCAGATTAAAGAGCGTGGCGCTTTACCTATGATTGATAGCGGCGATATTCGTCAGGCAATCGACCGTTGCAGCAATATATGGGCTTCATTACCCGGTGCAGGTTACGGTCAGTATGAACATAAAATCGGTGACCTGATTGCCCGATTTAAAGAGGCTGGTGGGGTGGTAAATGAAGTTGAGTTATAAGCTGACTATCTCTGCTTTCTTCTTTACTGTTATTGGCTCTTTCATCTGGTCAGCGAATCACTACTACAGCAAATATCAGCACGAAAAGAAACGTGCTGATGAGGCTGTACAAAATGCCAAATCGGCAACTGCCATTACCAATAACGTCCTGCAATCACTGCAAATCGTCAATACAGTACTGGAGGCTAACCAGCATGCAAAACAGCAGATCGCACTGGAGTCACAGAGAACCCAGGAAGATATCAAAATGGCTGTTGCGGATGATGATTGTGCTTCACGTGCTGTGCCTGCTGCCGCTGCTGACCGGTTGCGGAAGTACGCGGACAGTTTACGTGAGCGTTCCGGTGGCACCACTGCCACCCAGCCTGACTTCTGATACTCCTGTACCGTTTATACCTAATCCGCTGACGTATGGTGCCAGTCTGGAGCTGAATGTGAGTCTGTTGTCTGCGCTGGCTAACTGCAATCGGGATAAAGCTGATATTCGTAAAATAGATGCAGAGAGAACTAACCATTAAGCAATAAAATTGTCAAATTAATCAGTTGTCAAATGAATATACGTTAAAGGTATATGTCGACATAATTTCACCAAGTACCTCAATACATACACTTTTTTTATGAAAATTACTGGGAAATGAACTTAGCTCCTCAAGACATTGCACATAAGTGCTGATATCACTTGCATCACGTTCAAGGAATTTCACTTGACCAAAAGAAGGAGTTTTAATCTTGGTTCTTTGCTGGATTATATGGATAAAGTGTGTAGTTGGTGAAACTATTACTCTTGAAATATCGGAAATGATGTCTTCTTGAACTTGCCGATAAAGTAAATCCTTTGGGTAATGGTGTTTTATCTCGATGGTTGCAACATTGCCATTATGTTCAGACGTTAATATCGACTGGTTATAAAGTGATATGTCAACAGCGCCGATACCGAGTTTTGGATGCTCACTTAAAGCAGTTAGTGTGCTGATTTGATTGAGTATAACAACTAACTCATCACGTATTTGTGTTTCATGTTTGCGATTGTAGAAGTAGCCATTCAGTTCATTTAACTTTTTATGCATCCTATCGTGACTAATTGCTTCGATCAGTAAATCCTGAATCATACTTTTCTCTAGGTAATCCGAACGGTTGTAAGTGACAGTATTGTGCTGGCATGTCATTAATATGTAAAGGTATTGTGAATGCCAGAAAGATAACGAAGTATCATCGATAGAAAAACTTTACAGCCCACTCGTAAACAGCTTTGTAAATCGGTTCATGGTAAATACTATCGATACTATTCAGATGTGCGATCATCGCCTCCACAGTTGTAGTGGTTGTTTCTAATATTTCGATTATTGCAGGGCGGTCATCATCTTCATCGAAGTATTCGAACAGCAGTACAGGTTTACCATGCAATTCAGCATCTGAGACTCTAAGGTTACAACTACCGCTCAACTCAAAGTGAATTTTGTAATTACCTTCTACAGAATGGCCTACGGGGAAAAAGTATAGGGTGTCATCTTTGTTCAAAAGCCATTCCCATTCATAACTATTCATTTGTGAACTCCTGTTCATTGAGTTTCAACAACTATCAACTACATCCAGCGAAGCATAAAAGATCGTTTATGGCAAAACCGGAATGGAGTGCGATTCGATTCTGAGAAGGGTGCCACGTATCGTACGCGAACCATCCAAGAGGATTATGCAATGCCCCTACGAACCCCAAAATCCTGCCGCGTTCGCGGCTGCCGTAATACCACTACAGACCCGTCAGGCTACTGCGAAAGCCACAAAAACGAAGGCTGGAAACAATACAAGCCGGGGCAATCTCGTCATCAGCGCGGTTATGGTTCGAAGTGGGATGTTATCCGCGCGCGTGTGCTGAAGCGTGACAAAGGTTTATGTCAATTATGTCTGCATGCTGGTGTGGTGGGTGAGGCGAAAACCGTTGACCACATCATTCCCAAAGCGCATGGCGGCACCGATGCCGACAGTAACCTGCAGAGTCTGTGCTGGCCGTGTCATAAGGCGAAGACGGCCCGTGAACGGCTGAAGTAAGAACCAGTTCCCATTGCCAGAGGGGAGGGGCGGGTCAAATCCCTGTGACCTGACGTCTTCCGGACTGCCCGCCCCATCGTTTTTTTATACCCGCGAAAAATGAAATTTAACCAGGAGTGCCGCATATGGCTG